ATAAGCATTGACTCCGGTTATACTCACGCCGTAATTGTTAAACCAATTTGTATATGCAGGGTCTTGCCATATAGCATCTGTTGGTAAATATTGACTGTCGCCGCTTGGATTAGCATATACTAATTCAGGTGTTATATATTTCTGTAAATTTGTGTTATATTGTGCTGGTAAATCAAAGTCAGTAATATTGCCGGCCCATAAGTTTGTACCAGTGTACTTGAATAAGAAATCTTTAACAACTACATGATACGGCTTAATTTCATTGATGTATCCAGACAAGAAATCTTGATTATCACTTTGAAATACTTCTAAAGGAAGTAATTCACGGATCGTGTGTGCTACATCAATAAATGATGTCTTGTTTAACCATGGCAGATAATTTTGACTCTCTATTGTTTCACTCATTATATAGTTAAACAATAAAATCAATCCTTGATTTCTGAAAGCAAATATTTCACTCGGTAATTCTTCATTTAAGAATCGAGTGATAGAGCGTGTTTCTTGACTTGGATATGTGTCGAATGGTGTTGTGTCAAAGAAATTATCACCAAACCCTAATCGTGCTGTTTCATAATCCCACAATGAACTCTTAAATTGAATTGTTCCATTTTGTAATCCTATACGGACCCAAGTAGATACCGTGCTATCATATCTGTATGTTTCTTGGAAGCCGGCACCGTTTTTATTAACAGTTACAATTAATCCATTCTGTGCATTAATAGTTGCTAATTGAAAATATGATTCTACTAACATAGCAGATTTAGTATTATCATTATAGCCGGGTTGCCACCAGTTTATATATTCCCAGTAGTCAGTTGTTTCATAGAATGGTAATCCTGTACTTGGATTTATAGGTCCAACGGTGTATAAAAATTTACTAGATTGAGTTTCTGTAAACGGAATCTGTGCTAATTCTTGGTTAGCAAGTGTTAAGTAATTCTTTAATGCACCAAAGCGTGAATAGAAGAAGCCTTGACGAGGACGAACTAATATACCACTCTGTACTGGTTTTGGTAAGTATGGATCAGGAACAATGGCACCTGATTCATCTACTCCACTCATACTATCTAACATTCTATCATATAATGATAGGGGAGGTAAACTTGTTAATGCAGGCAATCCGGGTAAGAAATCATCTACATAGTTTGAACGAATCAAACTGTAAATACTATGCGAATCATCATCATTTGTACCAGTAGCAAAACCAATATGCATTACTGTATCAGTTGAATTGACATACTCACTTGTATTATACAAACCCATTACATTAGATTGTATAGGTGCAAAGTAAGCGATTCCAGATGCCTGTGGTGCACTAATATATGCCTCACATATAGTATCACTTAATGTTTTACCTATCTGGTTGAAGATGATATTAGTATTTCTTACCCAGTAGAAATATACAGGGGTAATAGCTCCGGTTGAATTTAATACATATTCAATAGCATAATCTGTTAAGTTCAATGGAGTACCGGTAGCTGTATATTCGGCCGGAACCACATCACTTGTAATCCAACTGTAAATTGTAACTTGACTACCAGGGAATACACGACCCCACCATTTGCTATTATATACTACATCATTATACTGATGATAGTTAACAAATTTAGTAGAACTTGTATTGAACCACAACTTACCTAATTGTTTAGTGCCCCAAACACTAGATCCAGATATAGTTGTATTAGGACTATTATATGATGCAGGATCAGCATTAGAAATTATATCTAAGTTTTCTGATACTACGCCTAATATTTTTCCTTGTAATGGATCAAAGTAATCTAAGTTTATTAATGTGTTGTTAGTTGATGCACTGTATAGTTGTGCGTTTTGAATGCCGTTAACATCGACTGCTATTTCTGGTTGACGATATACAGACCAATCCGCTAGACCAGATGAGTTTGTGTAGATAATTACTTGACCATTGTTATATCCCGGTCTAAAGCCAGGCGTACCAACTACTACCGTATTATCATTAAAGTCTAACGCAGTACCATAGTATGGTTGTGCACCATAGTCTATATTCAATGCGTTTACACTTTGAGCGTATATGAATTGACCAACATTTGTTAAATTTTCATTATAATTTTCAGCATAGTCAAACATGTAAACTGCGCCGGCGTTTCTTGCGATATCTACAAACTGTGTTGTATTATTATCAAACAATGTATCATTGTTATAATTATCATCATCGGTTGAATCGAATGTAGTTGCTTCATAACGTGCTGATGCCGGTGCACTTGCTACAAATGAACCATTATCATTAAATTTGATAACAGTACCAAATTGAGTTCTACCGGCGGTATGCGGGTCAGTGATAGTTTGTGTAAATGTGTATTTTGAAATACCCAATTGATACATTGCATTACCAGTAAGTGTAATAATATCTAACTTGTCATTGATTGTTGCTAATTCTATGTTAATCAACGATATGACAAGTTTATTATCTATTGATGTTGCGGTTACATTAGTAATATTTGATCCTGCTATTGCTGCCGCAACCACTGATGCATTACCTACAGGTATAGCAACAGCATAACCATTCAATAAAATAGTCGTTGGTGTGGTGACTTGACAATCAATCGTACCAGTAATAATACCATAACTTCCGCCGCCATCAGTATAACGATAAATTGTGCCTTCTTTGTTTTGTGAATTAATTTGGAAAGGGGCGCCAATTAAAAGTTCATTACCATATGTATCCAAGTCTGCACTATAACCATATTGCTCGCCAATTGTAATAGTGTCAGTTGCGGTAAATTGTTGTATCAACACAAAGGTAGATCCACTAACTGTTAGTATATCACCTGCGTTTAATGATTGATATACATTTAACAATGATCCAATTACAGCATAGTTATTGTCATCTATTAATGTTCCATTGACACTAACATAGATTGGTGATGTTTGTGCAACCATGGTCATTGTACCAGATGGTGTGTTTGCTAACACCAATGTTGTTCCGTTTCTTGTCAATGAAAGAGTGATTGTTGAACCAGAAATTAATTTAACATAATAAACTTGATTTAGTGATATACCACCAAATACGTTACCTGTAAATACAATTGGTGTTCCATTCACTCCATCTGACAGTCCTGCAACTGATGACAATGTAATGGCATTGCTAGAGTTAATAGAACTTCCGATTGCTGTCCTAGTTAAAGGACCGGCTACTAAATTAAATGTTTGCGGCACGAATGGCTGACTAGTAAACCTCACTTCAAAGTTTTGCATCACTCGTTCAAATATATAAGATGTGCCTGTATTATTAGTAACACCGGTGTCAACTCCGGGTGCGCCAACTACTAATGTATTACCATAATAGTTAGTTGCCAATGCATATGAGAAATTATCACCGGTAACAAGACTACCCAATGTTATAATAGTGTTATATTCATACAAACCAGTAACTTGAGATTTACGATATACATAGAATGCATTTTGTTCATATGCACTAATGAATAACCAGTTGCCATCTCCAGAAAATTCTGTTTTAGTTCCCCAATTTGTTATGCCAGTTGGTGCTTGAATTGTTTGTAAAAATTGTAACTCATTAACTTGAAGTGTGCTTATCAATGTGTATATTTTTATTTTTCTATCTGCAAGTAATGTTCCCGTAGGTTGACTAATAGCAAAAGTTGAACCGGTGTATCCTATTGATGAACCAAAACTAGCAGAACCAGTTAGTGTTTGTGCTAGGTCATAGCGTTCGAATACAGGGTTATATGTGTAACGATATGCTACACCTAAATCAGCATCACCAATTAAATAACCTAAATCACTTGTAGTTGCAACTGCACTACCAAATGTTTCTGATCCGGTCTTTAATAACTCTAAGTCTAGTTGATAATTAATGCTTTTACGATATACAGCCCAATCACCGTCAGTATTAGTATCTACCCATACTTTGTTTTTAACAAATTCAGTATTCAATAAAGGTAAGTTAACAATATCACTTGGTTGGCTTACACGCTGTGACTGGAAACGCATTACAATACTATTGGTGTTAGTCAATCTTGCTATAGTAGAAACTAATGATAGTGCAATCGTAACTCTATAATTATCTACAACTGCTTGTACAATTCTATAACCGTTAACCGCGTCATCAAAGTTAATGATTGCAATAGTTTGATACTTTGTTAATCCATGTGGTTCAGCAAATTGTAGTGTAACAGTCCCATTCAAATTGTTTAATACTTGAATCAAGTTACCATTTGAAATAGGCGTATATACTTGCCAAGTGCCGTTATAGTCAGCGACCCAAACATATTCACCTACATATAATTTTGACAAAGGTGTTTGTGCAAGATTCAAATCATTATAGTAATAGCCATACGTAGTTATGTCATTAAAATTAACATAACCTGCATCCGGATATAATCTGTTAGGTGTATTTGCGGGAATCGTTGGTAAAACATTAGGATTAGTAATAGGTCTGCCGTAATTGAATACAGAATACAATGGGACTTCTTGTTGTACCCCGTCTGTGTAGGTGCCTGTTGTTAATCCAACTATAGAAGGATTTCCGGTCAATTCATTTTGATTTAATTTAAAGTCAATAAAGTTATTATCTAACACGCCACCAAACTCGCCGGTCTTAATGGCCCAGTTGTCATAGATATCATAATCAATGCCACCTTGTGGTAAATTAATACCTTTAAAGTTTTCTGCGGCAATCTTTGTGCCTTTTTCTTTAATCAAGTTTTTGTAAACATTGATTTGAGTAATATCAGTTAGGTCAGCCAGAGCCATGTAATCGCGAGGGCGGTATCCAACCAATGACCAACTTAATAAGTCAGCATCTTTACTTAAGTTAGGAGTGTTTGTATTGTAATATAATACACTTTCATAACTACGTGTACTTGGGTTTGGTAGTAATCCCTTTTGAATTTCATTATAGTCTGTTTCTTTCCAGTACCTACCGTCGAATGTCATACTTGGTTCTAATACTCTTAATGAAACCCAATATTTATTTTTATATTTTACAATAACGCCTTTAGTATATTTGGTTATATTATTCCATTCTTGTATATTATCTTGATTAAGGATAAAACCCTGTGCATCAATAGTGCCGTTCCAGTCAGCAGTTTTTGTACCACGAGTTATAATACGATTCTGCCGTAGTCCGGTAATCAAATTATAAATCACATCGTTGAATAATGTAACGTTGTTGAATACAACACCGTGTTCAAAGTTACTAATATTAAACTGACCATACGCAACGGTATCACCTTGATTAAGAGGTGTAGCAGTAAATAGTGTGTCATCTCGCACTACTGCTAAATCAACAGATTGAATTGGATATAAATTTTGATTTAATATAAAGTTTTGACGTTGTAGTGTCAATGGTTGTACTACACAACTATCTTTCTGAATAGTAATCAAATTGGCTGCCGGGTTTAAATTAAGTAAACTACCTTTCCCCCAACCAGATTGAGTCCAATATAAATATTCTGCAATCATTTGATTCCAGTTAACATCTATTCCAGATTCTATTTCTTTAAACAATACACCCTGTGTTGTTAAATAATTACTATAACTTCCAATAAATTGAGCCAAATCTTGTTTAGATACAAACTCAGTACCATACGGTATTAATATTTCTGTGTTTTCAAAATAATCTTTAGCAACTTGTACTGATTCACCTTCAACTGTCACTAAATTATAGTTACCATTGATTTTTGGTTTACTTACCGTAAAATATGCTTTTGTTTGTGAGTTACCATATACTTTCCAGCCAGTACCGGAATTTTGTATAATAACACCACTGTATATAATTTTATTGAAGGGAATATTATCATATAATAATACATTCAGACTTTCAGAGGGTATCAACAGTGATGCGTTGTTGCTATTAGGCGATCCTTTTTCAACATAAAAGTTAACAAGAGTTTTATCAGTAAAGCCAGCAACACGATATATTAATCGAACATCTAAGTTGGCTAATAAATCTATAGTTGTTTGTGTTGAATCGATACCAACTTGTTTTTCATAATCAACAATCCAGTTGATATAGCTTGTTTTGGCAATGCCATCACCATAAATTTGAACATCTGCAATTACTAAATGGCTTCTATCATTGACTAAGAATTGATTGAATTCACTATTGTATTTGTAATTGTCAACATCAACGCCTAAGTTGTAAAACTCAGCAGGTTTAGTTAATGCTAATATTTTCATTAAGTCAAACGGCCATGAACTACTTCTACGATACGAAAATTCTGTTGATGCAACGTCCCCAACTTTCCAATCATTGCGGAAACTTCTACCGTCATAATTACCTACAATTGCGTCAAACGGTGATACTAGATTACCGTTACTATCAACAGGTAATACTTGTAGTAGCTGTGGTCTAATACATTGTGTTACTATAACAGGATCTCCGTTATTCCAATTAAGACCTGCGGCTAAATCACCCCATAATACTAAGTTATCACTGGTATATGGTGCAGGACCATAACGTGTTGTCCACCATGCAGGTTGACTAGTAAATCCTATCATTTCCCAAGGTGCTACATCAGGCTGTGATGTGTCATAGTAGTATTGATATATACCCCTCCAGTATCCTTGTTGAATTTGAGCATTGTTAATTTTATTGCCAGATTGGCTGTAGTTGTATGAAAATTGGTTAGTAGGAGTATATCCAATTTGTTGTTTATACTCAACCCGATTTTGTCCAACCCAGTTTAAGAAAAACTGAGAATAAATTGATAAGAATTCATCATAAGAATAATCAGTAGTTCTGAAAAATCCAGGAACAACATCATAATCTCTTATAGGAATAATATTACTTAATTTTAAATTATTATAGATTCGAGTTTCAAACTCAAGCAAGACTTTATCTCTAAAGTCTACGAGATGCCCGTCAATATAATCTCCATATAATTTTGTATAAGACCCATCATGTCCGCGAATAAAGTATGTAGGGTTAGTATAGTTTTCATCTAGTATTACTTCAGGAATGAATGATGGGTACAAGCCTAATTTTGTAGGGGTATTTGGAACATACGATCCGTAGGTTTGATAATATTCATTAACTGTAATAATATCTCCGGGTAACAAATCAGTCTCAACTGTTAGTGCCGGGCTTGTTGCGCTGATAGTATAATCAATTCCAATAACCAATTGAGTAATACTAGTATAACCTTGTACAGTACGTGTTAGATATACCAATACTCCATAATAGTTTGCAGTATCAAAATTATAAATTCTGGTTAATGGATATCTACTAACATCTAATGAATTTGCAAAAGTATATGAGTTGCTAGCATAAGGTGATTTACTAGGTAGCATATCACTCCAGAAGAACGGCGCGCTATCTACTTTAGATATGGTGATTTGATCCAGTGCATCATCTAGCATTACTGCCGAAGATTGATATACATTATATTCTGTTTTATTAACAGTATCTATTAGTAAAGTTTTGAATGAAATATATTGATTACTATTATACTGCAATGAGTCGTATAAATTGACTCCTGGCTTTCTTAAAAAGGTGCCGGGCAACACCAATGATGCACTATTCTGAATAATTTTATTACCCCATGGTACAAGATTACCCAAATCACGATAATTATTTGCGCCAAATACTGTACCGGTTGTATTTGGATTATTGTAGAAAATACTTTGATACTGTCCACGAATATCACCTACGTTAGCTGTTGTTATATCAGTGTTGAAGGGGTTATTCTGTAAATTATTAGGTATCTGATAATAAGCAGTCTTACTTACTTGGTCACTCAATAATGTAATTTCAACTACTGTGTCTACTAGCGTATTAGGTACTGTAAAATTAACTACTGTAGTTGTTGGATTAATAGTATAGGTGTAAGTGTTGGTGTCTTGTAATACATTGTTTACATAAACTTGGATGTTAGGCCAAACTGTATTTGTGGCTGCGCCTATATCACAAATATAAGTTGTGACACCACTGTTACCTACATAGTTAAATGAGAATATTTGATATTGGCGACTTTCTGCAACAGCCGTCTGCCAACCTAATGCTCTGGTTCTTGTATTTAAATCACTATAGTTGTGTACATAGCCTGTGTTAACTTTTCTAGTAATAGGAGTTGTTCCTCGAACATAATTAAATGTTTTAGAATTTAACGGCACATCAAAACTAATATCGCCTACATTATTAACGGAACTATACCGAAGTGGGAATCCTAATACAATATCATTGATTCCTGATCCAATGCCATAACTGAATAATTTATTACCCTTAAATGATGAACCAATGTAAATTTCCTTATCACCAAAACTTACGCCGGCATCATCAAACACATCAAACAATGGTGCTTGATTAACAGTTGTTTTTTGTTGGCCTTCTTGCCATTCATTTTCTAATACAGTTGGATCATTGTTAAAATAATAGTAAAAATCTTTACCTTGATTATAATAACCCTTATATACTACTGTGCCTTCATTCTGTAGCACCAAACCATCGTCTGCTTCAGTTAATGTTATGACAGGAGTTGTTCCGTGAATACTTGAAAAACGAGCTACATAAATTTTATTTCTAACATTAGCATCATTATCAATTGAGAATACAATTCTAGCACCATCGTACAATGCATAATTATCATTAGATATATCATTAGCAACCAATGATACATTTGACACACCAATGAATGATGTGGGGTTACTCCATCCAACTGTAAGTGTTAATGTTGTAGTTCCATTAATGGAAGTAATTTGAGAATTTCTAGGTAATTTTCCTGCAGAGTCAGTAATAAATTGTCCTACTTGAAACGCACCTTTTGAAACATTACTTGCAAGTATTGAAATTGTGGTAGATGTAGCTGATGAGGCTGTGGCAATAGTAGCATTTGCAGTAGTATAAACTTCTACATCAGGATAGTAATTATATTGACCGGCGACTTGAGTGAATGCATCAGTTGTTCTCACATCAAAGAAGTCTATAGGTTGTTTACCAACTATACAATTATCAAACAATTTTAAATTTGGATAAAATTCAATAATTGGGCGTTTTGCCTTGTTATCCTGTGTTGCATATGTTGTGGCAATACTTGGATTATTATTATATGTTGCAGTGGCATTGATAACATCAATATGGAACCATCGATTGCTTCGTGACCATGGATTTCTATCTATACTATTTCTAGCAATTGTAATGTAATCTTGTTTTACAGGAATATATAATGTAACATCATAGTTACCAATGTCGTATGGTAATGTATCCCAAGGATTGTACGTTCCCTCAGTAAATGATTCTGGAACTATCAAGTCAATAGTGTTGATTAATTCAATTGCAGTACCAACACCTTGTACGTAGTATTCACCTGTCTTATAACTGGTAGGATAAATATCACCGTTGAAGGTAACTTTTAATCCATTAGTGAATACTATACCGTTTGGTGCGGTATAATTTGGTTGACCTAAAATTTCAAGTACGTTGATTTGATTAGTAATATTACTATTAATCAACCTGATAACGCCTACTTTATTTGAAACAGTGCCATCTTGATAATATAATGTATCTAACAAACTGCTTAGATAAGGAACTATATTAATATTACCTTGAACATTTCTATAAAAATTACGTGCTTTCCATTGTGTGCCATAATTTGCAGTAATTTTTTCATTAGTAGGAATACTTGAAGCAGGTATTAATTTGATAACGGGATTAGTAGGATCACCTACATATGTTACTCTGTAAAATGTTGCAGATACATTAGTATAATAACCACCTTCATAATTAGCATCATTTATGATTGTACCGGGAAATACATATGGTGCGCCACCTTCATTGGGTGCAGACTCATTTGTTTCTTCATCATATAAAGTAGTATCATAATATTGACCTATAAAACCTTGTTCATCGGGAACACCGGTATTGTAGAACATTACCGTTAAACCTTCAAGAGCAGTAACTCCGTCAATGTCAACAACATCACTTAATAATCTACCCTCAATGTCATCAAACGGTGCAGATGATACTACGTCAACTAAATTGTTGCCAGGAAAATTATACTCATCCTGTGCATTTTTATAAGGAACAATAAATTCTACAATGCCAGTCTCTGCTCCGTTGTTAGTAACTCCTAATACGTCACGAGTTAATAGATTTGGTTGATTTGGATCATATCCAGTAACACCAGGTTGACCTTGAATCCAGAAGGGACTATTTTGATTTACGGTAAAAGTATAAGTGCCACCGCGGATAAGAGTTAATGTTGGGTTAGCGGAACCATCTGGATTAATATCACTTGAAATGATATAAGCATTAGGATCATCTTGAACATTATAATCTTGTGCGTTATACACTATATCCGTTGCTACTGTTACCGAAGGTGGTCCTAATGGCAACCAATAGTATTGGTTAAAGTTGATTACTTTATCTAAATCAACAAACGGATCCCATGAATAGAATTGACTATTAAACAATCTATCGTTATTATCAGTAACAGCACCGTTTAATTTTAATGCATCAATGATGCCAGGATACGTGATGAAATCTGTAGCTGTGGAAGTATTTGTCTTAGTAAATACTACTCCCGGATCTAACTGATAATCCGTACGAACTTTTGTAGGTTCTATTACATATTTGTCTTTAGCATTTATACCATATCCAAATTTACTACCAATATAGCCCTGAATACGCATTGTATTTGGTTGGTCTACAAGTTGATCTAATGTGGCTCCTAAAAATTGTGCATTAGTAGGAGTTCTGAATACTTCAGGTAAAAAATTTAAAGTTCTAATTCTTGCTGCCATTATAACTCTCTAGTTGTTATATACTTATCTTATTTGTAATTGCACGGGTGTCAAGGCTGCAATTACTACCACATCATTTGCTGTCGCACCGTTAACAAAAATTTCAAACGGTGCTGATTTGATTTCATACAAATCACCAAATGACATTGTGGGATTATTTGGAACTAAAACTATTGAACTTACTAAGTCACCCAATTGTGTATGCAAGTATGCACTCAACTCAGAGAAGTAGAACGTGTCACCAAAATTCCAATTATTAATATTAAAATAGCTATTCATAGCAGATAATACTGCACTACGAATTTCACTGTTACTTGCGCTACTATTTGGTGATGGTATAACTTTAACAGTACCTCGTAATTGCTCAGGTGCTTTAGACCCAAACAGTGGAACAAAACGGACGCTATTCATTACTACACTATCTGTCAACATCTTATAGTCATCAATCTTACCATATGCTTGTTGTAACTCGTTAATAGTTGGCACTGCCGGTTTGGGGACAGTATTTGTTGTATCTTGTATCCAGTTTTGGTAAGCGGTATAATATGCCTGTGTTACCAAATACAAATCAATGATATTCGTAGTAGCAGGATCAATCCGTGTTGTATTGTTACTGTTGTGCTTATACTGGAACTGTAAACCTTGACGACCTGGTTGCATTAAATATTGTGGTTGTGGGGTAACAATATAGTACGGAGTTGTAACTGTAGTATCTTGTACAGTTGTGTAGAATGTGTTCTCGCTATATGCATAAAACAATTGTCCTAACGGATACTCATACTTAACGACTTCAATCAAAGATTGGTTTGAATATTGATATGCTACATTAGCTGAATCAATTAATTGGTAACGTGATAAATTCACTGCATCTTGAATCAATTCAAAGAATGCATATATACCAATATTAGTCGAGCCTGTTACATAACCGGTTACTGTTTGAAAGAAGTCAGGGTCAAGAATGATTTCAGTATTGTTAACATCTACACTAGAGACTTCTACTTCAAAATCGTTCACATATCCATCTGACTCTACTGTCTGACCAATAACTGCCACATCAACTGGTTTTGCCAATGGATAATTACTACTTGGTTGTGTGTTTGTTGCTAGCATTTTAACATTGTCTGCTAAAATTTTACCAGTAAAAGGATCATAAACAAGCTTACCTGTTTCATACCAAAAACGAGTATCCGACACGCTACCAAAATAATAACGCAATGCTCTATAATAAATTCTATAAGTATTATCACCGGTGCTTTGAAAATTAACAAACCAATTAGAAGTATTATAATTTTCAACCGACCAGCGATTTTGTGTTACTAATAATGAATTATTAAACACTAAGCTGAAATCTTGATTTAATTCCATTCTGGTAATACATTCTTGTAATACAAGATTAGGTAAAGTGTTGCTAAATGCAGGAATTACTTGAGTAATGATTGCTCCGCTCGGTACATAACCATTCAATGTTACCGGGCCTGTGCCATTACTGAAATTACCTTGACCGTTATTATATCCGTCACCTACAATTGCTAATGCAGTTGTCCAATAATATGTAGTATCGCTTGGGCTTGCAATGCCAGATACTAATCTGTTGTTTATATCAAAGTAATAGCCACTTGGTGCAGTAACTTTTATCATTGCGCCCTTTGTAATATACTTTACATTATGTGTTGAGTATGTACCAATTGCAATTGGAACATCCGCTGATCCAGATATATTATAGAAATAACCAGTGATGCTATTAGCGTTAACTGTGCTAGTATTCCAATAAACTGTTCCATCACCGGATGCGGCGTTTATATTATATCGTGTATAATTTTGTAAGTAATATTGTTTTGCTCTGGTGTCTGACAATGAAGCCGCTAGTGTGTCAGTCAGGAACTGAATAATATTGCCGGTGTTTGTAATAGTCAATAATAGGTAACCATTATTACTATTTTGATATACTCCACCGTCGTTTGCAAATGAATTAGTGCTGGAGTATTTTCCAGTAGGGTCAAGTAGGTCTAAGTTTTTAGATACACCAACAGAACTTCGGTTAATTGCTTTGCTTTTAACAATTGAGTTGTATAGCGTATATGGGAAGTTGTTATAATCTTCTCCATTAACCATTCTGTTTTGTGTATAATATCGAGCAGGAGCACGTAATTTAATGTTTGCTAAAGTTTCTCTAGCCTGTGCTGTTGATACTGTTGATTGTAATTCTAATCCTACTGTAAGTGCCTCTGTTCTACCTAATCGACTAATATACTGAAACGTTACTTGAATACCTTGCATCTCAGAGGGAGCAATAGTATATGTCAATGCATTACCTGCACGAACATATGCTCTGAAAGTTCCAACTGGTGCTTCCGAAAATACTCCATCACCAAAAGCATAACTAACTTGATCATTGAAACGTGAAACAACTGAGAAGATTTTCTTTCTACTTGTTTCAGTTTGAAGTTGAGCGTTAGCATAAACACTTTCAACTTGTTTCCAAAGTGTTGTGCCACCGTTGTCAGTGTTTAGTTGATATAACCATGTATCTGTATTATTGATACCTTGAATATCAATATCTACTACTTGGTTTGAAATTTGTTGCGCTAAGTTAAAATCGTATGATTGTAATCCACCCTGTTTAAAATAGAAAAAGAATCCTGTGTTTGGACTACCATACCCTAATTTATCATTACGATAAACCATGTTAAATCTACCACTTGGTGCGGGTGGAATCTCATAAACATAATCTTCATTGACACTGGTTACAGAAACTAGTTCAAAGTTCATGTTAATTGTGTCAACCACTGAACTAAAAGGAGCAATGGGCAAACTATTAGGTGGAATGTTAATACTGTATTCGTCTGTTTTAACTCCTAGCAAATCTGCTGAGTTACCTGGTCGACCAACACGCTGACTGTTAATCAATGTGGCATTAACCACTGTATTGAATTGTTCTAAAAAATTTACGTTAGCCGGGTCATTCCAAAGAATAATCTGATTACTTAAATTATAACCGTTCATATCGGTTATATTTTCAGTAGTGCGAATGCTTGTTACCTTAATATAACCTTGACCTGTATCGTTTCTTTTTGGATTATAGCTAACTAAGTTAGCAAGTTTGATAACACTATCACGGCGTTCAGCAGTATCGATAAAGTTTTCACGGGTGTTTAAATCATTGCGGAAAGATAGGCCCTGTCCCATAAACGCCATAACGTCCATGAGGGCAATAAATTCTGAACTGTCAATATAATCATTGAATGTTTCAGGATAGTATGCACGTAAATAATCGATGAAACTCTTACGCAGGGTTTCATAATCATAACTTCTGAAGTCGGCTTCACGAAACGTTTGGTAGATTGCTTGCCAATCGTTAACGCCAAATAATGCTGATTGTCTTGAACTGGTGGCCATAGTTGTTCTCTTTTAAGTATTTATCTTAACTGAAAACAACGGTTTTTAAGGGTTGAGGGTAGCTTGATTAGTAATGTTGTTGAAAAATACGTTGACTATAGAAGCATCGTTGAAGGGTTGAATAGCAACTTCTACTTCTAAAAGTATTCCATTTTGTTGAACAAACGATTTAACCGAGTTTAATAGTATTCTAGGATCCGAGCTAGCAACACGTTGTATTTCAGTTTGAATTTTGAATTGCGTGTCGGCATCGTTAGGCTCAAAAATGTAACTCCAGATATCTGTTCCATAGCCGGGTTGACCCACTTTTTCACCTTTGTTAATATTAAGTGCATTAATAAAATCTCTTAATACCAACGGGCCGTCAACCATTCTGAATTTTTTACCAGGAATAGTAGGATCTATCATACTACCCGTACCGCCGGCACTGCCCCCAGGGGCTCTAGTAGTTCTGGGTCTATTAGCATTTACTGTTGAAAAACCTATATATGTTGACATATTTTATCCTATATGATATTTATGCTGTTTCTCTTGACTTCTGAATTAGGAAATCTACTTTTTCATCTAATATTTTGGTGCCTTCTAATTTTAGATCTTTCAATTCTGCTGCCAAAGCTTTTGCTATATTATAAGCATCACCAATTGCCGGATCACCTGCTGGTAAGTTATTTTTTGCCTCTACATATGCTTCTACTGCCGCGTCAAATTCCACTCTCTTTGCTTTTGCTTTATTAAGAACAACAGCAAATCTAGCATCAAATTCTTTAATTTTTTCTTCTTTTTGTACAAGTTTTTCAGCCGCAGTGGTTGATGCAGTTTCTCCTGTTGAAGCGGGGTTTCCGCTATAGTTTGGTACAGGAATCTTTGTACTACCGAATACTGCACCAATCTGTGCTGTAATTGCTGTTCTATCGACTGTATTAACACTGATGACAGGTAGTTTGATTGGTATTGCACCACCCGAATTTAAAGAGCTAATTGCAGAATTCAATTGCGCCGCGGCGCCAGCGGGCAATCCGATGCTGGCCAACGCTTGTAGTGATTCACCCGGATTTTTTAATTTGGTAATTAAATCAGAAGCTATATTTCCCAATGGTCCACCTGAGCTTAGTGCCGCAGTAACTTGACTTAATGCTGTTGATATTCCAGCAGTACCGGGAATATTGTTTAATGCACCTTTTGCATTATTAACAATAGAAGCAACTGCCTTTTGTGCTCCCGGTAGAAAGCCTAATCCAGTAGAGACTGATGCTGGTAATAATGAATTTGCACCATTAGTTAATCCTGCTGTCACCAAACCTGCCGCAGTAGTAGCGGCTGCACCTGCACTAGATACTAAATTATTTACACTAGATGCCGCGCCGTTAACAGCAGAACTTGCGGCACCTGAGGCAACTGAAGCCGCGTTTGCGCCTGATACATTAAACGCATTTGCTGCCTGGGTAACGCTTGCTTGTAATTCAGTGGTAGCATTTTGTGCGGCTGCTGTAGCCTTATCAGCAATTTGTTTAAGATTTTGAGGTATACCTGCTGTTAATTTAGGAAATGAGTTCTTAATTGCCGCAAAAGCACTTCCTGCAATACCTTTAGCAGAATTTAATAAACTCTCTGCACCACCGGTTAGACTTTTTGCTAGCCCATTCAATGATCCGGCAATAGAACTTAGTCCTCCTGTTACTGTGCTCGCTAAATTACCTGCAAAATTACCTGCTCCTAATTGACTGGCTGCACTACCTAACAAACTGTTTGCGGCTCCGCCTAGTGCGGCTATTGGTCCTGTAATTGTTGATCCTAATGCGCCTGCCGCTGACTTAATTGCATTGACAGCGGCAGTTGGCCCTGCTAATGCACCGGCGGTTACGATACCCGCAAGTTGTCCTGCACTTTCTTTACCTGTAAGTAATCCTGCGTTAGTTAATTGAGTTTGTGCTTGTTGAAAATTAGCAACTTGTGTTGCCACTTGAGCTGTTGGATTATTTAAATAGTTTGTTAGATTCTCTGCACCGGGTTTGCCTGCAAACAAATTATTAGTTAGTGCTTGCTGTACAGTCTTGCCACCTTGAACTAAATTAGCAACAAGTAAACCTGCACCTGCTTTAAGAACGCCTGACGCCTCAAGTTGTTGTGGTGATTGCGCCATTTTACCAATTGCCGCTATATTCTGTATTGCACCATTAACTGTTGAAGATACTACTCCGGCACCACTTTTAATAGCGGCAGCCACATTAGGAACAGATTGTGCAATTGTTGCAACTTGTCCTACCATAGCTGTTGTTGAATTCTTATCCAATGCTCCACTTATAGCACCGGTAACAGGAACAGTTGATGCTACACTAGCATTAACTGGTGTTGCCGGAGTAGTTGTTGAATTGTTTGCCGCTTGAATTGCAGGAGCCGGATTGTTTGGAAAGTTTGCATCAGCATCATTGTTAATTTTTACATCAACTCCTTGATTTGCGGCTGCCCAAGGTGCATGTGCAGGTGCTCTACTTGTAATACTTAATAATGCAGCCGGTGCTGCCGCCCAACCTTTTTGTGAATCGTACAGTGAATCAGTATGTGCGTTAGTTGGTAATGGCTTAACATCTTCTGGTATAGTTGAAGCCTCACCAGTATTTAAGTTTATCTTTTTACCATTAATGAATGTATTATTTGTGCTGGCAAAGCTAGCTTCACCTGATGATTTCAAACTCATTGCGCCCGTTGACTTCAATGTTGTTTTACCATTTACAGACGTAGCATAATCAGTACCTACTTTGATATTAGTTTTCTTATCACTATTGGTTGTAATATTTTCAGCATAGATGTTTAAATCTTTTTTGGCATGCATATTGATATTGTTATCAGCATGTAAATTCAAATCACCCTGTGTTCTGATATTAACTGAGTTGGTGGCGTACATATCAATCGTGCCTTCTTTACCTAACTCTATCCAACTTTGTCCGTTAGCATGAATGATGTGTAAACATTGACCATCATCACTCATTAATATTTGATGTCCTAAACTAGTACGCAATCTTATTAATTGGTCACGACCAATCAAATCACCATCATCCATTACAATAGAATGACCTGCTCTACGTGCTACTACTCTTAAAGCCGGTTGTTTACTACCTTGATTTGCCGCATCCGCTATAGTTTCGTCTGTAAATCCGCCTTCATAGATTGGACGTCCGGGACTACTTACGCCCCAACCAACTCTACTTGGTGTTTCACGTTGCGCTGATGTGCCTATTGTGCCTCTAATCGTATCTCTAATTAAACCTTGTTGATTCAACACGCCGGCAAGATAGCTATGCACTGGTTTTGGCTGATTAAAAAAAGTAGGTGATTCATTGATTGCTTGATTGTTTTTATTAATGTTTGCTACTGGTAATTTTGTTGCGCCGCCGTAACTGGTACCCTCATTCTCATTAACAACAACTGTTTCAGCAGAACCCATAGCAGGCACGGTATACAATGCCTCTGGTTCAGGCACACACCCAATCCAATAACCATATTCAGGATCACCATTGATAAACACACAGACTACTGTTGTATCAATATCCGGCTGTGCAAACCACATACCATATGCACTTTGATTCTGTAAATATGTTCCATAACCTTCTTTGGGTGCATCACCCTGAGTTAAACCATAAAAAGGTGTCATATAGTTAACGGTAATCCATGATTCAGCGTCATTAGGGTCAGCGCCGCCCATGTCTGCAATATACACACGCAGTCGACCAGAACGTATGGGGTCGATGTTATCTTTGACTACACCAAATACAGGTACAGAGCGTAATACGGCTCCACCTGCATCAGGTTTTGATGCACTTGTTGCGCCTCTAGGTTTGAATACATTAGTTGCCATATTTTATTCTCTTTTTATACAATACCCGTGCGGGTGTCAGTTAAAGTGGTATTATTTGTGGTAGAAATTTCTCTACCCTCATTACTAGTTGTGTTTGCAGATCCGGAAGTAGTGCTACCCGCATTTGCAACAGTATCATCATCAGCTACAGTTGGGTTGTTAGTATTACCGGTAATAATTGATCTAGTCGTAGTAGTTCCGGTTAATGGAGATATGGGATAAGCGTCCGGTACTGTTTGTAAATTATTACCCGGTTTAGTTAATGTAAAACTTTGTAAACCTGTATTAGAAGATGAGTTGTTAACATTTGTGCCCGGAGTAGGACTATCCCCGGCTTGTGATAATCCAGTACGTTCATTGTTAAGTGGTCGTAACGGTGAGTTAACTGTACCGGTAGCCGGGGTCTCACGTGTGCCAGTTGCGGCAGCTTCGGCAGCTTCAATTGCGTCCGGCATTTCGTTAATGTTTAATTGTAATGTCTGAGTAAACTTACCACCCTTAAATACACTTTCGACCTCACGTACTTGGTAACTAACACCTTTAATTGCGTTAGGTCCAGTTTTTACACTATCAGGATAATCCCAAAAGAAAATACTATCGTTAATAGTCATAACACCGGTGCCATTATCTTTAGGATCAACATTGACACCATTAATCGTAGCACCATAATCAATACCTTCATTGAATGCAATTTCAATAAAAACTTGCCCACCGTTTGGATTGATAGTAAAATTATCACTTTGATAAAATTGTTTATACACTTCGTTAATACCAGCGGCAGTTTCACGCATTAAATAATCAGGATCACCTAAAATTTGAATTCGTGCAGATGCATATGAGCCCGGGTCAAACAAACTAGTCATATAAGTATTCTGTGCTTCTTGACCAGGATTAAGTTTACCAGTTGCATCTTGACCGGTCTTTTTATTTCCCAACTGTGCAACTTTAGCATTTCCACCTGATGCGGCTGGATCTCCATTAGGATTAAATGTTATGTTAAAGAATGCATTGTCAAGTTGTTGCTCATAACTTAATATTTCACTGTTTTTACCAGTGTACCAGTAATCATATCGTTTATGCGGGCCGTAATACTTTGCGGCTCTACCATAAGGGCTCACCGAAGCCGGCGTATCGTATGGTTGAATCACATATGTAATTTTATAACCAAAATCATTTATCTTTGTGTCAAATCCAAGTACTTCAATTTCAGGGCTTACGTTATACCAGCGTAATCTTGGAGGGGTTTTTTGTTCAACTTTATCAGTAGATGCAGTATTAGCATTAGGAGTTTCTTCACTCTTAAACAAAGTGTTCAATGCATCTGTCATGTATGTACTTTGTTTAATTATCTTTTCAATTGCCTGTAGTACACTCATACCTTGAGTAATGCTAATTTTTATTTTTTGTTTATCATATGCAACACTTTGACCAGTTGCATCATTAACTTCACTTGCATTATTTGCGGGGCCGGGGGCTGAATTTTTCTTGTCCATATCTGCCACACTTTTTAGTTGTGAATCTTTGATAATATCTGACCCCAAACCAGCAAATCTAACATAATATTCATCAGGATATTCTCTATTTTTAGCATCTTTAGCTTTTGCCATGTTATTATTCATCGTTTGAAATAAACTAGTTACTCCTTGTCCCGAACCGTCTATGGCGCCGCCAACTGTATCTGATACCACTTCAATATTTGCGTCAACTGTGCCTCTAGCGACATGTAATCCTACCTCAGATGCAATATTTTTAGCTGTAACTGAATAAACAGTTGAACCGCCGGTTAATTTAAAAGTAACTTTTTCAAATAATATATCATAGAATCTTTCATACACACCACTTGCATCAGGTGCGGCATTAAATGTATCGTCACTAAAATACTTACTAGCATTTGCTATTTCTCCATTTACATCATATCCTTGAAATCGTATACCTAATACAAAGAATTGCTTACTTGCATTTGTTGCTTTTTCAATATTTGGTATTTTACTAGTTTTTAGTAATGCTTCACGGGCACGTTTCAATTTAGTAGTAAATGAAAATCCAACTGGTTCAACAATATTAAAAGTGATTTTTGTAATATTACTTGACGTAGCCGTTTGTTTTGTTGATACTACATTAGTGATTCTTAAATCATCAATATAGTAATCATATGTCATTCCAGGAGGACGTTGATTTAATGTATTATTAACACCTCCGCTTTGAAGAATTAAATATGCACCTCCACTACCAGAGTTAGCACCGGATTTTGCAAAAGCATTGATATCTTTTCTTCCATTTGCAACAAACGCAGTATGTGCATCAGGTGTTATCATATATAAACTAAGTTGGTATGTGTAACTACTAAAATTACCTAGTGGGTTTTTTAATCGTGTGCCTGGCTTTGGGTCTAAACCTACATTCTTTTTTGTAGGTTCGGAATTTGTTGTGTTAGATGAGCCTGCTTGCGTTGTACTGGCAAAAGAAGCATTTGTAACAGCAAGATTTGCGCTACCTGTTACAGTTGGTAAATTAGCTTGGTTAGCAATTTGTGACGCGGCTTTTGAATCGTTTTTACTGTCATCGTTTGCAGGTGAGTTACCTGCGGCGTTTGTATTAGGAGTATTTTGAGTTACAGGAGGAACTGGTTCAGTAGGCGGGGGAGGTTGTACAGCATTTAGTTGATCTTGTACTTCTTTATCTAATACAGGTACCACGCTTGATGCCTGTGAATTTATACTACGGTACGTGTTTGCTAGTTCAGTGTTACCTGCCTCTTCAGCCATTCTTGCTAAATTACTAAAGCCAGCAGTTAGACCAAAACTTGAGCCGGCTCTGAATAGTTCACTTCCGTCAGGTTTATTAACAGTATAGCCAATAGAACCGGAACTTGCACTGTATGTGGCAATTATGTTATAGCCATCAATTGTTTGTGATGCTGATGCTTGTACTGCCATTTTATAATCCTAATACTGAAATCAATGTAGAGTTTTCTGGAAGATATATTGACGTACCAGTAGTAAAGTCAAAGAATGGGTCTGCTAGTGCGTTTGGGTTTCTACTAGCAAACACCCACCATAGTTTAGGATTAGCATACAAGTCATATGCTAACATATCAGGACGTAGATTATATTGTTGTGTAATAGTCCAGTATCTATCACTACCTAATTTAGGAATAGGTCTATCTACCATAACATCTAAAAATTTGTTATTAACTACACCCGTAGTATAGTATGGACTTGTTGCTGGATATAAACTGTTGAGTGCCATTACCAAATACCTCCGCCATTGCGTTTGCTACCTTGCAACAATGCACCGGTTGCATAATCTCTGAGACTGAAATTATTGCTGATGTCATTACGAGTGACAATTGGTATACATGTTATTACTATTTGCATTTTTGTAGGTACGTATGTTGCGTTGCTGTTAATCGTTGCTTGCTGTCTCTGAAAGTTAGGTATTTTGGCCCCTAACCCAGAGGACTGAATTCTTGCATTTGATGCGTTATCTGTATTATTTACTGTGTTTTGACCAGTTGTAGAACTTCCGGGTTCGGTTGTTACACTACCTGAACGAATGTAATCTACTTCATTTGGTAAGCTATATGTAAAGTTGCTTACAACTAATGGATGATTATCAAACTGGAATGTTCCCAATCCACTCATATAAACTAATGGCGGAGGAGTACCGTTTCTTGGATTTTGATCTTGCCCATAAAACATTTTTGTGACTGATTTAAAAAAATGAATTACAGCCAATAAGTAGTTGGCTTCATTTGTATCCTGTGCAGTAAAATCACCCGTAATAGTAACAGTATCAACTGCACTGTTCTTATAGTTATAAATCTTATAGTTACTATGTACTAATTCAGACGAATCATATGAGGCAGCATATACAACACTAACAGATGGTGTGTAGGGGAAGATCACACCATTTGTTACCGCCAATGGTGCTAATATACCTATTTTACCTTTTTCTGCTTTATACAAATAATTTGCACTTGGTGCTAGACTTAATCTAACACGCCAATCTTTTGCTTTTTCGAAACTAACCGCATCTTGATTAGTAGCGTTACCTTGAGTATTTGCTAAATTAGCAGTAATGCCTTGTGTTGTAGTGTTGGCACTTGCTTGAGTTGTTGGGGCAACAAATCCATTACCTACATAATAAGGTGTTCCAAATTCATCTTCATTCCAACCGGGCATTAAATTACCATTGTCATCACGTGCCGGCCCAGTTGGGCTACTATCAGGTAACGTTTTTTGTGCGCTTGGTAGTTGTCCCGCTGTTCCAATATTTGTATTGGGGTCGGATGCGACAAGAAGATTATTCAACTCATTTTGAAGTAGTATTAGAGCATTTTTTGCTATCTGTAGTTGTCTTTCCAAATCGGCAATTACTGCGGGGTCAGGCTGT